TCTGTCCGTTGTTGGGCATCCAGAAAACCTTAGTTTTTATTATGCTGGGTTTGATAGAACAGAATCTTAAACCGGTATTATCGGAACCGTTCCCTAATATCAGTAGAATATGGACTTGTCCCAAGACTGGTTTGAAAGTTCCCAAGTTTGAACTGGAGAATATAGAATGGCGTCATAGTATTCTGAAGAAGGCTGAGACTGATTCTATACTTAGGAAAGATTTGTACGCCGCCTGTAGGGAATCTTTACTGTTCTGGATAAACACGTTTCTATGGACATACCATCAACATGAAGTCAATCCTGATACGGGTGAACGGTATGTATCCAAGAGACCTCACGTTCCTTTCATAACGTGGGAGTGGATTCAGGATGATTTATTCAACGAGTTTGAAAAATGTCTGGCGACGGGTGAGGACATACTAATAGACAAGTCGAGGGACATGGGTGCAAGTTGGATGTGTATAGCTTTCCTGCACCACTTGTGGTTGTTCTTCCCGGATAGTCAGCTCCTTGAGTTGTCAAGAACACAGGATTATGTAGATAAGACCGGAAACATGAAGGCATTGTTTCAGAAACACGATTACATAAATAGCTGGTTACCTTCGTGGATGCTTCCGCCGGATGTGTTACCTAACCAGCAGAATCGAACAAAAATGCACCTTATGAACGTGTTAAACAACAGTTGTATAGACGGTGAATCGACCACAGAAAACGCTGCGTCTGGAGACAGACGTAAAGTTATATTGCTCGACGAGTTTTCCAAGGTGGAACACGGGGCCATGATGCGGTCGGCCACAAGAGATGTGGCCCCTATGCGTATAGTGAACTCCACTCCATCGACTCCGGGTAGTGAATACTCCAAGTGGAAAAACTCAGGTCAGATAAAGGTATTCGTTCTGCCGTTCTATGAACACCCTACCAAAGGCAAAGGTCGGTATGTGGTGCGCAATGAAAACGGTGGATATGATATACGTTCTCTGTGGTTTGACCGTGAGGAAAAGAAAAGGTCTCCGCAGGAGATGGCCAGAGAAGTTTTGCGTGATGACCAACAGGCCGGTGCTGTATTCTTTACGCTGTCTAATATAGAGAAACACAAAGCGTTATTCGGGAGACCGGCAAGAGAACGATTTCACATTCACATGAACAAGAGTATATCCGATGATTCCGTATCGGATGTAATAAGAGACAGGAATTTATCGAAGACCACCATATCTAAGTCACCCGCTGGTCCACTTCGTGTGTGGACTAATCTGATACTCGGAAGACCAGACCAGACTAAAACTTATGTTATAGGTATAGATATAGGAAAAGGTCAGGGTGCGTCGAACTCAGTTATGTCAGTAAAATGTGTGGAGACCGGCGAGAAAATAGCAGAGTGGGCCGACGCTAACGTACCACCTTATGAGATGACACGAGTGGCCGCTGCCTTGGCACTGTGGGTCGGCGGAAGGAAACCGAGGTGTCTCCCGTTCATGCGTTGGGAAAACAATGGTCCCGGTTGGGACTTTGGAAGGATAATGGTGAAGACTTTCAAGTACCCATACTACCACAGAAAATTCATCTTGGGTACTGCGGTCGATAAGAAAACGCAACAGTACGGTTGGCACAACGATAGACAGGCGAAATTTGAACTATTGTCGGAGTATGATAGACAACTCGCACATGGTGGTTACATAAACCATTCCATCGAAGCATTGAACGAAATGAAATCATACATACATTTTGATGACGGTGGGATAGGTCCTTCGTCCTTTGTCGAAGAGAACCCAAATGCGAGAAAAATTCACGGTGATAGGGTGATGGCTGATGCGTTGAGTCTTGATAATAAGGACACACCTAAGATTATACACAAAGGGGCCGAACCGCCTGAAGGGTCGTTTGCTCACAGGCGACAACAAAAATTGAAAAATAAGAACGCTAAGACTTGGAGAAGGTCGTTTGATTTCTCCAAGGCAGGGAGTTACTGATGCCGGAAGATATTACTTCGAGAAAAATAGGTAATGTTGTGCTTCGTGGCTTTGAACGCATGAATAAATACAGACGTGCAAGGGCCATGTTTGTGCGTCAATTCGTAGGGCAATACTACGATGCTATTCGTGGAGACACCGGTGAGGAACCTATTAACCTGATATTCACAACCATACGAAGTTTGGTTCCGAATCTGGTTATGAACAGTCCTGTTAATGAAGTCATTACAGAATACACAGAACAGAAAGAATACGCTGAACTTCTCAGTCTTTCGCTGGACCAGATAGAGAAAAAAATCAAACTGAAGGACACTTTGAGGGGTTGGGTGGTTGATGCACTCTTTGGTTTTGGTATTATAAAAACTTCACTCGCTGCCAGTGGTGTATCACTCAAATTCGGGGACACCCGCATAGACCCCGGACAGGTTTATGCCTCACTGGTTGACTTGGATAACTTTATCTTCGACCCTCTTTGCAACAGTTTATATGAGTCTTCATTGTTGGGTGACGTTATAAGGGTTCCGAGGCAGACATTGTTGGACACAGATGGTTATGACCACGACTTGGTAAAAAGACTCCCGAAATCTTCGCCCATGTCTAATAAACGGGTAGAGGATTTGTCCAAGAAAGGTGTATCTACCGACGAGATAATAACATTGCAGGACTGTGTTGATGTGGTCGAACTGTGGGTCCCGGAAGCCGAGGCCCTTATTACGATGCCAGACCCAAGACAACTAACGGCAGATACGTTCTTGAAGATTTCAGATTATTACGGACCTGATACCGGACCATATACGTTTCTATCGTTTACACCACCGGTTCCGGGAAATCCATTGCCCATATCTCCGGTCAGTATGTGGTATGACCTTCACTGTTCGGCCAACAGGGTGTTTAACAAAGTGATAAACCAGAGTGAACGTCAAAAAGATATAATGTTGTATAATCCCGGTCAGGCGGACGAAGCACAGACTATACTTGACGGAGAAGATGGAGAATCAGTAGCTTCGGTTGACCCCAAGGGTTTTAATGTTGTTTCATTTGGTGGTCAGAATAGACAGAATGAAGTTATGATTCAGCAGTTGCAGGTGTGGTATAATTATGTGGCCGGTAATCCTGACCAGATAGCAGGTAACATGACACCGGGGACCAAGGGTGGGACTGGTGAGACGGCTACCCGTACTCAGGTGCTTCAGGGTAACGCCTCGATAGGTATAGAGGATTCACGTAACATACTATATGATAGGGCAGCCGATGTCAGTATGAAATTAGCATGGTATCTGCACACTGACCCGTTGATAAAGATGCCGGTTACTAAACGTACTACTGGTGGAAAAGAAGTACAACTGTGGTTGACTCCGGAACAGAGAACCGGTGATTTTCTTAATTTTTCATTCAGAATAGTACAGAGGTCAATGTCACAGTTGGACCCAGCTATTAAATCCAAGAGGATAATAGAGTTCGCCACCAATCTTGTGCCACAGTTGATTAACGCTGGTATGGTAGCGATGCAAATGGGTCTCCAGTTTAATGTACAGAAGGCCATAACCGAGTTAGCAAGAGAATTGGATGTTAGTGAGTATGTAGATGAGTGGTTCGTTGACCCTAATTTTCAACAGAGACTCGCATTGTATATGGCTATGGGTCCGCAGAACGCAGGTAAAGCCAGTCAAGGTGGTACTACTGATACCAGCCAGAACAAAGGTTTTCCGATACAACGTAATGTAATGACTCCGAATCAGGAGTTTAACCAGAACGCACAAATGGGTTCCGCACCTTCACAGGCTGCGATACAAGGAGTATAAAATGGCACAGATGAACAGGGTTTATAGTAAGAAACTTGAGGATGCGTTAGCTCAGGGTAAATCTCTTGAAGAGGCCCAGAAAATAGCCACAGAGGGTTCAGATGTTGCGGCCAAGGCCGTTGAACTTGAACAGAATACTAAGAAGAGGTTGGCCGCTACTTTTGAGGGCAAAAAAGCTACAAAGGCCGGTTCTGCGACTCAGGTTAGGGCTATGAAACGCAGGGGCGGAACGATACCGGGTATCAATCAACCGGCCCCTCTAACTGAGGACGAGAAAAGATTGAAAAGGGCGGGTTTGTCCGACAAACAGATACGGGCATTAAAGGGAAAATAACAATGGCCGAATACACGTTTATCTGTAGAAATTGCGGGCACGAATTTGTAACCCACAAATATCAGGAACATTTCCCCAAATGTCGTGTGTGTGGCGGGACCACAAAAAATAGGGTTGGTATTGGTATCGCCTCTGGTGATTATTGTCATGTATCCGAGTCACTTGCTATAAACCCGAATCAGACTCAAGAACACAGACAGACGTTTCCCGATGTAGATGTTTTGCCCGACGGCAGATTACGGTTTAATAGTTTTCGTTCCCATGAGAATTATTTGAACAGAACAGGGTTTCGCAAACACCCTCAGAAGATAAGAAAAAAGTAACGAGGTCAAATTTAGCATACCCCCGGAATCCACCGGGCAACCTAAAGGAGAACAAAGATGGATTTACAAGACGCAGTACAGAAAATTGAAACACCAGAAGACGTTGTGGCGACGAAGGCCGATGAAATTCTGGCCGAAGAAACTCTTGTCGCCAACACACAGAAACGTCTTGCGGTGTTGACCGATGATGGTGTTGTTGATGAATATGAACCGAAGGTTGAATCTACCCCTGTGAAACAGGCAGAGGAGACCAAGGTCGAAGATGACTCTACCCCTGTTAAAACGGATGAACAGGCAGACGATTCGGTTGAGAAAGAAGAGGCCAAGGAAGCGGATGCAGATAAAGGCGAAGCAAAACAGTTGCCTGATGCCTATTATCGTGCGGCCATCCATAGGGGTTGGACCGGAGAAGAGGTAAATGACTTCTTCAAGACCAACCCAGAACTCTGTCTTAGGACCCTTGCTAAAGTATATGGTGAGGTAAATCAGGCATCCAAGGATTTTGCGTTCCTTGGTCGTGCTAAGAAAGAACAGGTCGCCCCGGTCAAGGCTGAGGCTGAGACCAAACCGGTTGAGACCGTTAAACCGACTGTCGATGTCGAAGCATTGCGTAGGCAATACCCTGATGACCCGATAGTTGACATGGTGGCTGCTCTTTCAGAACAGAACTCCAGATTGATAAAAGAGATTGAGAAGGTCGGACCTGCAAAGCAACCGTCCGAATCTGTTCAACCGGCTCTGGACGCTGCACGACAGGCACAGGCAGACGTTATCTGCAAACAGATAGAGGGATTTTTCTCTGATGCGGATATGAAACAATATGAGGAGTTTTATGGAAAACTTCCGTCTGCTAATGCACAGTGGAGTACACTGATGCCCGGACAGCACGCTAATAGGTGGGCTGTTGTAGAAATGATGGACCACATCATAACTGGTGCGAAGGAACACGGCAGAGAAATTAACATAAATGATGCCCTTCGTATGGCACATTTAGCCGTTAGTGAACCGATTCGTGAAAAAGTAATACGTGAAACCATCAAGCAAGATGTTGAAAAGCGTAATAAGAACATTACACTCAAACCTTCGGGTTCTACGTCAAGAACCGATGAAAGAACAAACACTACCGACGGTTTGATTAGTGCTACTGAAAAGCGTCTTAAAGGCGTCTTTGGTGGTAGATAAAGAAAGGTGAAAAACTATGTCTGTTAAAAATGCGGACCTTGCAGACCTGATTGCGATTACCCTCAACGACCTGCCCAAACAGGAGTTTGAAGTGGGTTGGGATAATCAGGATTATGAGTTCTGCCGAATCTATCAGAACGAGCGTGTTCAGATTGACGGCGGACCGAATATCGAACGTAAGGTTATGTTGGACAACACAGGTAACGCCCGTTACCGCAGGTTGTTCGATACTGACGAGCCGACAGTCGGCGATGTGATGCACACCATCACTGTTCCTTGGACCCAGATTGGTACGAACTATTCATGGGACAAGGTTGAGATTCTGCGTAATAAGAACTCGGCCAAGGGCTTTATCGACCTGATGAAAGTTCGTCGGACCGATGGCCTCTGGTCCCTCGCTAATCTTATCGAGGAAAGAGCATGGAAGACCCCGGATACAGCGACTGATGACCTGTATCCCTATGGTGTTCCTTATTACCTGACCCCGTACACCGACACCAATGGAACGATTAACTCCAGTGCCGGGTTCTTGGGTAAGGCAGTGAAGTTTCAGAATGCAGCGTACTCGTACACGTGTGCGGGCATCGACGCCAGTGCAGAAGCCAAGTGGCGTAACTATGCGGCGATTTACACAGCCGTCGATAATGCACTTCTCAAGGCGTTCAGACTGGCGTTTATGTACACCAGTTTCAAAGCCCCTCTGTTTGTCAACGACCCGTCAAATAAGAAGACTGCTGCGAAGCGAATTTACACCGACTTCGACACAGCGGCCCAGTTGATGGACCTCGCCGACCAGAAGGATGATAACCATACCGGCAAGGACGTTCTGAGTAACTTGACGGTTGACAGTGGCGGACTCTGTTATGTAAACAGGCTCCCGGTCGTGGGTATTGCACAACTCAATGGTGCGTCACTCACGCCTATTTATACTGTTGACTTTACGAAGTTCATCCCGTTTGTTCAGGATGGTTACTGGATGGAAGAGGGCGAACCGATGACGGACAGGGGCCAGCACACCACGTTCACGGTGTATCTGGACGGCTCGCATAACAACC